CTGATTGCAAGTGCACGCTTTGCTGCACGTTGTGCACCCTTTGGCGGCACAAAATCAATGTGTGCATACTTGTCAGGTATAGCAAATTTAACTTTGATCTTTTTAGCCATTGCGTTTTGTCCTCATGAGTTTTTCAGCAAATGCAGACAGACCACCACCGCTAGTGCGATCAAGTGCAGATCGTGACGCTTCTTCTGGCAGTTCACCGGCACCAAGTCTCTCACGTATCGCTCTCTCTAACTCATCATCTGGTGTGAGTATTCCCGCTTGCACAAGTTGTGGTAGCATACCCATACTCTCGGCAAGATCATCGGTGTCTAAACCGGTGTGAACCAACTTCGGCAATTTAGACGGATCAACACAACCATAATTCCAACGGATCAATCTGCCAATTGTGCCGCCACCTCTACGATCCGGCCCACTAATTTGAGCAGCTACAATATCACAGAGATTAATTGCTGCACGTCTAAACACTGACAGATGAATCTCACCAACTGATCTTGCACCGGTTTCAGTGTTGCCAAGATCTGCAAACTGAGTGAGAAAAGCAGACGCAATTTGACTATCACACTTAGTGATGATGTCTAGCGGCCCACTAGCATACAAGTTCGGTGTCTCTGCATAGCTCTCAAATTTAACTACTGATGTCTCAACTAAATAACTCTGCTCAGTAGATAAAAACGCTTGTGCTTGTGCTTCTGCATCATCGATCATTGCATTCACATCGGCATCTGTTAGGCCCATGTTTTCAGCTTGTGATCTATCAACAACAACTTTGGGTGTTGGCACAGCCCATCTGTCCAAACCGATGCACATGAGATTGCTTGCACGTTGCTTAGTACGCCACCACCACCACACAGGCCGCAGCATGCCGACACCTTCAAAGTTGCTGCCGGTTCTGTTGAGTGTGAGCAGTAACAGCTTGTTTGCCGGTATCGGTTCCGGTGTGTATGTCGTGCCGACAACATTCTGCAATACACCATCTAAATGCTGATTGTCTCTGCTTAACCATCGGTTGTGTGCACTTGGTTCTCTGTCTGCATATTGATCTAGCCATACTTTGACTTTGCCATCTGCATCCGGCCCAACTTTATACAACTCTTCTGCATAGCGATATCCGAGAGGAATAAACTCTAGTAGATAGCTAAGTTGATCCTCAAAGCTAATTGACATTTGACCTGAGTAGCCATCAAAACCAAAGCACTCATTTGCAAATCTCGCCAACTCTTCTGCTATTGGATCATTCTCAATGCCCGGTTCAAATCGCCAGCTTGCACTCAACAATGTTTGTCTGAGCATGTGCCAAGACCGTCTGACAATCGGATCAGTACGCAACATCTCTTCTGCTTCTTGCACCCAATTCAAGCCGGTGAGCTTGGCATTTTGTTCTTTGCCACTGATTGCACCACCGTTTAACTGTGTGCCGGTGATGCCTTTGGTCACAAACCGAGGAGTATTGGCCCTCATGTGTTTAGGATTTCGCTCTAATTTACTCATAGCTATCCTTTGAAAGATGCAAGCAATGTTTAACAGTATAAGCACAATTTTGCTATTAAGCAATATTTGTTATTCATTGCCTATTTTGCTAATACATGATAGATATTTCGAGTCATGTTGGGCGAGTGAAGCAATGCACAGAGTTTATCACTTTTTCTTTGTGCATTGCTTTGCTTTTCTATTGAACACTCTGAGTGATTGTTGTATTCTGTCTCTGAATTGTAAGGTAAGTAATCAGCCTTGTCGTTAGGTGTGGCGGCACCTGTCAAAACAGACCGGCAAGGCTGATCTACTTCTCTATCCATTTTTCAACGTCAGGATGCAACTCAACATCATCATCTTTTTTGCGTGTTGGTGCTCTAATCACACTGAGTTTTTCAATGATTGCATTCTGCAAGTCAAGCAGATGATCGTGTTTAATCTGCATTTGAATTTGTGCATCTCTGAGTCGTGCAATGAGTGCCTCTCTGTCTGCATTTGCACTTGCGAGTTTGTCTTTTAACTCTTCAACTTCTGCCGGATCACGACCGCTTGCAATTGCCATCATTGAGCTAATACTGCCAGTTAATACACCAAGTATACCAACCAACACATCACGGTTTTCATCTACAATTTTAACGTAACTAAGAAACAAAATCAGACACACAACAATAATTAAAAATGTAACTGAGAACCACCAACCACGTTTGGCCTTGGCATCTTCGATTGGTTGTTCAGATTTTGGTTTGTTCATAGTATCGCTCTCAATATCATCATCACATATACTGCTATATAGTCTATCCAATAGAAGTAGTCATCTAAGCCGCTCATCAATCTTGCATGCTTTGATGTGATAACAGGCCAAACCATATAGCAACAATAACAGACATTGAAAATAGCATTGCGAGTAAGAAACCACCACAACCACTCTCTGAGCTTTCTATCTCTTGCTCTTGACTTGATCTTTTTTGGCCCAGCAACTTTCTTGACTTTGTCACTGCCTTTTGGTGGTTGCAAACTTTCAATTGTGTTGCCGACTGTATAGATGATCTGTGTCTCTCGCACCCCTTTAAATCTATATTCACCGGCCAGTGCATAACGTGTGCCCTTTGGTGTGAATGAATTAGTGCGATGCTTAACTGCTTTCATTGCTTGTGCTGTGAGTAATACTTGACCGGCACCACACAAGCTCATTGCTCGTGCTGCTATGTTTTTACTCAGACCTTCCAACTCTATCGCTTTTGCACCACCAAGAGTCATCAATTCATCTTGCTTGACTTCAACGATTTTGCCGAAGTGAATGCCAATTCTAGCATTGAGCTTTGTTTTTGGTGGCACACTGTGCTGATAGTGCAGAGCAAAATTGACTGCATCAATCGGTCGCTCAAAGCTCAGCAAAAAACCGTCTGATCTATCTATTTCTCTGCCATCAAATTTATACACTAATGATCGTGCAAGCCTATCGTGATACTGCAACCACTTTGCACCACGCATTGCACCAACTGACTGCACAAATGCAGTTGAGCCAATCAAATCGAGTAACACTATGGCTAGATAACGCTCTGTGAACTCCATTTTGTCGACTCCGATTTAAAACGATTGAACTGATCCACCACCTATTCGCACCTTGCGTCTGTTATTATTACCACTATTTGCACCGCTTTTTCTAGCTGTGTATTGTCTACGATCAACAGCAGTATCATGCCAATTAAACATGATGCAGTCATAGCGTAGTGCATCGAGCGGATCCTCTCGACCATCTTTTTTCGGCTGTTCGTTTTTATCCCAGCTATAGCTAAGCAATGCTTTTCTAATGCTGTTATTTCTGGCTTTCTCACCACGTTCCCACACCTGTTTTGTGATGAGATACTTTCTGCTGCTGAAAGCTCGTTTTAGTCTCTGAATACCATTCAGAATGTCAACTCTAATTGGGTCAGATGTATTGCGAAGATGCATGCCAATGCCGCCTGAGTTGATGTCTGCTCTCATTGCTCTAAATGCACTTGCACCGGTCTGATCGTTTCTCGCTTTGCCGGCCTTGTCTGCTACACCATCATCAAGCCAAATTCGTGCAGATGGTGCTTGTGCTTGTAGTGATCTGGGCCAAGCAATAGATAGAATGAGTTGAGCAAGTTGTTGCGTTGTCACTTCTGCCGGATTGATCTCATGACAAATGACTGTTGCCTCTAACTCTTCATCGTAGCACATGATGAGCACAGACGGTTTTCTAAATCCCCAGTCAATGGCTATTCTGCCGAGCATACTTGGCTTGTATTGCCAATTTTCTATGACATGATTCTCAGTAAACTCATTATAAACAAGGCCGGTTGGTGGGGCCGGTTTATTCATCACCATCGCTTCACGTTCTGCTTGTGGGAGCAATTTGGTTGCTTCAAACCATGCATCTGATAAATTTGCTTCATTCACATAGCTAGTGAACAATAGCGGATCATAACCGGCTTGCTCTGCCATCGAGCACCACCACGCATCTGCAACCGGTAGACCAACCAAGATCATGATCGGTGA